GCTGACCACCATGCTGACCGGTATGTGCTTGTGGGTGGAGGGTTCCACACCATCACATCATCACTGATGACGCTGCCCCGAGCGCGCTTGCCCGATTGGACAAATAGACCGCGCTGTGAGTCTGTGCCCCCTGCTTCTGCGCCCGTGTGATGCCCAAAGATGATGGTGCCATCTGCCCGGGTGCTGATTGCTCCCACAGGGAAGCCACTACGGGTTGACCAAGCACTCAGGCCTTGAGCGTCAATGAGTGCCAGCCGGTCAAGGTGCAGCACAAGGCCCCGGTTAGGGCGGTCACTTCCTGCAGCTGGGTACCACACCTGGTATTCCCGAGCTGCTGCACTGAACACACCCACAGCTTTGGGCAGGCAGTCAGGGGTCATGCGCTGCAGAAGCTCATCCTGCTGCACAGTCAGGTTGATGAGGTCTGCGATAGCCCCACCCTCAAGGCCACCTGTGAGGGCATAGACACCATCACGGGCAAGGAAGACCACACCCAGCCCGGGCACTGCTTGGATGGTGTGAGGTGACAGGCAGGCCACTGAGTTGCTGATTGTGGTGACCTCAAAGCCTGTGGTGTAGCTCCCGCTGACTACATCAATGCCCCGCTCCCTGAACACTACAAGCCGGGTATAGCTGCCAAAGAGGCCAGTGACTGCCCCACCTTCTGCGCTGAGCTGGATGTAGCTGGCAGGGCTGAACTGCTCAATCAACCCCGGGGCTGAGTAGTAGAGGCTCAGGCCATCTGCTGTGCCCCCATCCAGCCACAAGCAGCCTGCAAAGAGGGCGCTGAACCGTGCTCGAGGGGCAGGCAGCGGGCCTGTAGCAATCTCTTGGCGCGGATTGCGCAGGTCTGCAGTCTTCACAGGGTCAAAGAAGAGGTCCTCTGCATTGTTGCGCACTACATCGACACTGTAGAGGGTGGTATCACCCACATACTGATAATCATCGCTGTAGTTCTTGGTGCGGTAGACCTTGCGCGCTACCGTACCCTCAGGCCCAACGGGCAGCTGCAGCGCTACACAGTGGCGCGCACCCACTGCCCCATCAGGCAAGTCCCATGAGACTGTAGCAAGCTCACTGAGTGGCCCCTCACTGCCCGTGTCACTGATGAAGCTGACAGCGTAGGAAAAGAGGCTTTGCTGAGTCCCCAAGTCTCCCCGCTGAGTCGCAAAGCCCAGTCCCCACTTGCCCCCATCTGCGATGGCTGCAGCGTTGCGCCATGCCCACAGGGTCACACCACTCTGCACAGTCGGGTTGTAGACCCCTGCACCACTGGGGGCAGGCATGGGCACTACTTGGTATGGCTCAGGCGCTGGGGGCAAGGTCGCAAAGCCAAAGGGGCGGACACAGCGGGAGATAGCTGTGCTGCTTTCGGCAAAGTCTCCAAGGGGCCACGGGTTGACGATGACAGGACGGTCAACCCCATTGGTGACAATGGTGCCATGAGGGGTATCGGTAAACCATGGCCCTGCCTCAGTAGGGGTGGGCACATGACGGTCAGACTGCAGCACCCGTAGTGCAGGCACTCCCCCTACTGCATCGTAGTAGTACTGCAGCTTCCCATCTGCCTCAAAGAGGACTGCCTGCCTTGCTCCGCCCCCCAGCTGCTGCGCTACATGCAGCCCATAGATGGGGCCTGTAGTCGTGAAAGGCTCCCAGCTCGAGTGCCCCACCCGATAGGGCTCATAGCCCACACGACTGCACCACCCACCTGACACCCGGTCAATGCGCCAGTTGTCTACGTCACTGGCGTTCTGCGGGTTCTGAGGCAGCCGGGTAGCAATGCCGCCCGCTGTGGGTGTTTGGTATTGTGACTGATTCATGAGAAGGTCAGTTTCCCAAACGGGTTGCGCACAAAGCGGTAGCCTGCAGTGGGCTGCCCCTTGATGATGCGACGGGGCACCTCTTTGAGGTAGCGCTGCTCCATGGCCTTGTAGAGCACATCCTTCTTTCTCATGTAGACCTGAGCAAGGGCAGGGTTGTCTACCTTGAGACTCAAGGCCTCAAGCGCTGCATAGGCCACAATCTGCGCATATGCAGCAGGCACCAGCGGCGCGTCTTGGTCTTCCTGCATGCGAGTGGGCGCAATCACCATGCGCACATTGACATCTTGGTCAGCGCTGGGGTGAGGGTACAGCTCTACAGACTGATAGAGCGCTGCCTGGTTGAACCGGTAGCGGATTGCCCGGGCATGGAAGCTCTGGCTATCCAGCTTGGCAAGGCTTAGGTCAGGCTTGAGGGTGATGCCCCCAGTGGGAGGTACCGTATCCACACCCACAGCAAGTGGGTCCTCTGTGTCTGCATGCCTCACCCGGACTGGGGCAAGGATGCCAGCCTCAGGGCAGGTGAAGTAGTAGCGACGGTAGAGGCCTGTCTCATTGCCGATTGTCTCAGGAGTGAGCTGCAGGGTCTGTGTATCGGTCAGGGTGTAGGTGGCCACCTTGCTGAGCGCAGACTCAAAGCCGCTGCTGTATTGAGCCTCATAGGTGGGGTAGTTCTGCGCTGCAGGCCCCTCCACATTGACCATATACAGGTTGATGGTGCGAGCGCCCTGCCCCACTGCTGCTACCGTTGCCACACCTCGAGGGGTGACCGGAGCTGCCACCCGTCTGCCCTCACTGGGCAGGTAGGCCTCAATGGTGCCGAGCAAGGAGGGGTCAAGGTTGGCATCCTCCCGCTCCCACTTGCTGAGATACAGCGCCTTGGCAGGGATGCCCACATGGGGGTCAGACAGGTTCTGCAGCGTCATACAGTCGCTGGGTAGATAGACCTCCCTGCGCTGCACAGTGGCTGTGTAGGTGCCTGTGACCCCTGTGTAGGGGCGGTCTACATACAGCCGGGTTGTCAGCTCCACCCATGTGACATGGTGGTGGTGCTCATCCCCGTTGCTGTCTGTGAAGGTCAGCTCTGCCCCTGCGAGGGTACTGCCCGGGGTCACCGGGTCTGTGGATACAGGCAGGCCTGCGCCTGTGACCTGTGCCTGCCCATTGGTAAAGGTCAGCGATAGGGTGGTGTCCGTCCACACCTGCAGCTTGCGGTCCCTCGAGCAGAAGGCCCAAGGCCTATCTGTGAGGCAGCGAGTCTGTGCATCGTTGAGCAGGCTGACCAGCTGCTCACGGTATGTGTCATTGCTCGGGTCATAGTCCAGAAGGTTCCCGCAGAAGTCGAGCAGCTCACCCAGATTCATCGGTCACCTCATGGGAAAGAGCCCCACCCAGCTTGAGCAGGGAGCTGGATGGGGCAGACAGCAGGAGCAGTGAGAGAGGACAAACCCGCTGCTGCCTTGGGGGGGGCTCAGAAGCGCTTAGGGATGTGGATAGCGACCTTGTTGGCCGTGGTCGCACCCTTTGCCTCAAGGCTGACAGCGAAGAGGCCAGCGGTATCCGTGTTTGCGGAAGCATCCACTTCACCTGCAGCCGTCTTGCCAGCGCTGAGAGGCAGGCCAGCAGCACCAATGGTGCCACCTGCGCAGTTGACGTCAGCCACATAGCCGGACACCACAACCCGGACCTGCTCACCTGCAGCTGCAGCATCCAAGCTGACACCGACTGCGAGCGGGTTGCCCGTGGCCACATTGGCTGCCTGAATGACATAGAGCACCCGGTCAGCACCCGTCTGGGTGGTGTCGAGGGCAACCACATCACCGGCCACAATGGTGCCACCAGCAAGGAAGGTTTCAGTTTGACGGCGGTTGGAGGTGTCAGCCCCTTCCCCAGCGTCAATGAACTGGACGAGAGTAGAAGTAGCCATGGTTCTCAGGCCTCCGCGTCGAGAAGGACACCGTGGCTTGCCAAGTGTCCGGTGACAAGCTGCATGCGGCAGAACACCATTGCAGCCTCAGTAGCAGTACCCGGCACAGGCATCATATCAGACACCTCGAAGAAGCCGTCAGTATCTGCATAGAGCTGGAAGTTGCTGCTGCTCAGCACATAGGCGCTGACCGGCTTTGCAGGGTTCTGAGCGGTGAAGCCAAGGTTGGGCTCCACATAGATCTTGGCGCCGCGCCACATGGCAACCATATCGCGGTCAA